GACAGAGCGAAATCAGAAGACGATCAAATCTATATGTTGCGAATTTTCTTAGAAAAATCAAGGACCGAGTTAGAAGAAAACATCAAGTCTAAGACGAAACTCGAGAAACGTGCGTCGGTGTATAAGATTCTCGACGACTTGTTGGGCGAGAAAGGCGTGAAGCAGACGATCCTTAAGATGATTATTCCAGGTTTGAATCATCAAATCAATCTTTTGTTGAAGGAGATGAACCTAAACTACACGGTGGGGTTCGACGAAGAATGGAACGCCCGGATTCTGACGTCCGGCTTTGAGATTTCTGTAGACACTCTCTCGACCGGTGAAGGAAAACGAATCGATCTGGCGATTCTTGTCGCCATCATTCGATTAATGAAATTAAAATTCTCCGGCTTGAATCTGCTTTTCTTAGACGAAATCTTCTCGAGTCTCGATTCTGATTCTATTCACCATGTCTTAGGAATTCTTCAACGGTTTGGTCGTGAGTTGAAAATCAATATATTTGTAGTGAACCACGCGCCGCTCGATACTCCGATGTTCGACTATAAAATCGAAGTCAACCGGCAGATGGGATTCTCTAATCTTTCTGTAGAAAAGGTGGTATGATCAATACTATTATACATCAAAAATCTGACGAGTTTCTTCCGGGGATGGCGCCGGCTGCGATGGACTTAATCATCTATGACCCTTGGTTCGATGTTTCAGAAGAAGAGTTTTCTTTTCATATCGAAGAATTTCTTCGAGTTCTTTCGCCGACCGGCAGTCTTTATTTCTTTATCGACTGGAAGAATATTTTCAGACTTTATCCGTTTTGTAGAATCGGCGACGGCTTTCATCTGCAAAACATCATCACTTGGTGTAGAACTTCGCCAGGCAACACCACCCGGAACTTTAAGTCTAATCGTGAAGAAATCATGTTCCTTACTCGTCATCCCAAAAACTATACCTTTAATAAACCAAAACGTCGGTTGACAGGAAAAGACGTCTTGCCTTATAAAGAGAAAGACGGTCGACCGAGAGGTTGGTATTTTGACGAGACTCTACAAACAAGAGTAAGATGGTCGGAGACCGGCTCGGTCTGGAGTTTCTCCGACGCCTGCTACGACGAAACACTTTTCTACGACACCCGGCCGTTTTGGTCCTCGAAAGAAAAGACGTCGCACACCTGCCAGAAGCCGGAGACTTTGATAGAACGTCTGGTGTTGACGTCGACTAACGCCGGTGACATGATTTTAGATCCGACGTCCGGAAGCGGCGTGACGTCGGTGGTGGCGAAGCGGCATAAAAGATCTTCGATCGCCGTAGAAGAAAACCCTCGATTTATAGAAGAATCAAGACGTCGACTAGAAAAAACCCAGCCGCTGGAACCACCACCGACGATAGTTTCTACGACATTATTTTAAAATATCTACGTAATGGCTTTTTTACATCGCCTAAATAAAGACAACGTCTTCTTTCGCAACCAGACGGTGGCGGTTCTTCATTTCTTGAATCAGAAGATTTTTCTTTATAATCAAATCTCTGATGTCGAAGTGAAGAAGATTCGGGTTCCGTTTCTTTTCAATGCGGCGAACGACGAACGGTTTATGCAAGACACGTTTCTTAAAGACATCTACGATGATTGTATATCGCAACCTCGCGCCGAAGGCAACTACGATCCGATTCCGCGTGGTGATGTTTCTTTTGGCGATCCGGCGATCGATACCGCCCAGCTGACGAACCGGTTCGTTCGAGGCAATTATCTTAAGATGGACGAAACCGGCGAAGTCAGAACCTACAACGCGCCAATCAATTGGTTGCCGCTACGCACCGAGTATCATGTGAAGTTGTTTTTTGATAACCGACTCGACGGCTATCGACTGCTAGAAGAATTCTATAAGATTTTCTATAAAATTCATTACGTGGCGTTTCAGTATCAAGGCTTCACCCTTCGAGGGATGCTGGGGTTTCCAGAAGAATACGCGACAGAAGCAATGGAAGAATTTGGTTTTCCTGATAAACACCTTTCTTCTATCACCATAAACATAGAATGCAACGCTTATTTTCCGGTGATAGACGGCACACAAGAAGTCTTATCTCAGAATTCAATACAATCCTTTCAACTACATATGGAAGACCGACGATTATCAGAACAACCAAATCAAATTGATTTACCTGACGGAGAACACGTCATTATTCCTAATTTAGCCAATCCAATCAAAAATGTTTAATAACAAAAGAGTTGAAACTCACATTGTAAGAAGGGGAGATACGAGATTCAAGATGATAGACGAACTTTGTTTCGGATCGAAGAATCTGTGGAATACGGCGGTGTGGACAATTAGACGACATTTAGAAGAAACAGGTAAATGGTTGCGGTATGGTGATGTAGATAAAAAGATTAGAAAAGAATATCCGGATGTCTATTATGCCTTACCTCCGGTGACTTCTCAGCAGGTTTTGATTTTAGTAGATAAGGCGTTTAAGGGATATTTTTCATTAATGAAGATATGGAAGAAATCCCCTGATAGATTATCTGGTTGCCCTCGTCCACCTAAATATAAAGATAAAATCAAAGGCAGAAATCTTTTGGTGTTTGTAAATTATCAGGCTAGACATAAGCCAGATATGGGTTTAATAAGATTTCCGAAATCAACAGGATTACCTCCTATGAACACAAAAATCTCAGGAAAACTTTGTCAGGTTAAAATTATTCCAACGTCTGGATGTTATAAGATAGATGTGGTTTATGATGCACCACAGAAATCTAAGGTTTTACCGAATGAATATTATTTGAGTATAGATTTGGGATTAAATAATCTTATCACGGCATACGATTCCATTAATAACAAAGGATTTATATTTTCGGGTGGTTCGATAAAATCAATCAATCAATTCTATAATAAGAAAAGGGCATCAATTCAGTCAGAATTAAAAAACAGGCATAATCTATCTATCAGTCGACGCCTTTTGGCTTTAACCTTTAAACGGAATAATAAAATTAAAGACTATCTTCATAAAACTTCTAGATTTATAGTCAATTATCTCCAGGAGAATGGTATAAGTAATTTGGTGGTGGGTTATAATGAAGGTTGGAAAACTAAAATAAATCTCGGTAGGCAAACCAATCAAAATTTTGTTCAAATCCCGTTTCGTCTTCTTATAGACCAAATGAAATACAAATGTGAAGAAGTAGGTATCTCATTTCAAACTATTCAAGAAGCCTACACATCTAAGTGTTCTGCTTTGGATCTAGAACCAATCAAAAAACAAGAAAATTATCAAGGTAGGCGAATAAAGCGAGGTTTATTCGTGGCGTCTAATAAGACTTCTATCAACGCCGATCTTAACGGTGCGATAAATATTTTAAGAAAAGCAACTGGAGATAAGGTGTTCGGGTGCACCCAGGCACAATCTCTCACCAGTAGAGGCCAGGTGTCTTGGCCGGTGAAATTTACACCTTCATAGAGTTCGTCAGAACAAGACATATGGAGACAGAGAAACGGCTTTCTGATTTTCCTAATCAGGTCACGCTTCCGGGTGCGACCTCGCCGACGATAATTCCTAATCTATCAAATCCGATTAAGGAAGTTTAAACTAAAATTTTAGAAGACATGAGAATTCGTAAATTAATGGAAAGTCTATTAGATAAACATTTAAACTCGCCTACAGGAGAACAGATAAGGAATCTCTTGTCGTCGCCGGGGTTTATTGATGAGAATCTTTATAGACGTCACGTCATTGGTGTTCTGGAGAACGAGGACACGATAGACGAAGTAAAAGATTTTTTGAAGGTTCAGAAGAGACTTGATTTTCTTCAGGACTTCGGGTTGACGTCGGTGGTAGAAAAGTTGGCGGGACTGGAGTTAGCGAAGAATCCTAATGTTAGACTGCCGCTTCAACAAATCCTTGGAAATCAATTCACGCCGGCGTACCAAAAGTCTCAACAACTGGTAGAATTTCTTCAACGCTTCGTCTACGATAAGAACATCGAGGATTTGGTGACGGAGATGTCGACGATGTTGAACGAGTACGCCGAAGACATCTATTTGTTGAATTTTAAGAACTACATCAAACAAAAGAATTTTAATACGTCGGGCAGTCTTTCAGAAGCGTTGCAAGAGTATCTAGAAAACCGGTCGACTGAAAATAGAATTCAGTTGATTTCTCGATTAACGACGTATTCGTTTGACGGCGGAGTTCGTGAGTTTAAATCCTATATCGAAGGTCAGAATAAAACAGACGCACTGAAGTTTCGTGCCATGAACGAAAACACATTTGAAGTCAAAGGAATTTATTCTTTTATTCTGCCGACAGAAAACCAGATGGTGTTTAAGGCCGGGCCGGTGTTTCTTAAGAAGATAGAAGACAAAATCGTAGAAGCAGAATCGGTAGACGTTCCGCCTAACTTCTTAGAGTTGTGTAACATCATTAGTCAGTCTAATTATAGAGTCTCGGAGTCTGGTGTGGAGATTTGGATTGATAAATCTAAGATCTCGATGTCGGTGAACGAAACCGGCAAAACGCTTTCCGTGAACGAGCAAGTCGTCGATACTAATCAGTTCAGAGTGATGATGAATCTTCATACTCGAAATCGTCATCAGACGCTGGAGATACTCAAGGCGGAGAAAGTCTTCGAGAATCTAGAACTTCTAATGAATGTAGACTTCGGAAAAGAGATTTACTCGAAGGTACACGGCGACAAGAAAAGAACGTTTGTGTTTAAGGTCAACGAAACGTTTCACGGAGTTTGTGTTGATACCGTCAACCGAACAATTTTCGTCAGCAACGATAATAAGGTGGTGCCGCTTAGAGAGAACATCTTAGAATTCATACAGTTTGATATCTATGAGGCGTTTGCTGATTACGTCGACGGCGAACAGAAAGTTCTACTGGAGACGAAAGAAAGGAAAGCCGAGTTACTGAAAGAACTTCTAGACGCTGAAGGTGTTTTAGAGAAACTTCAACGAGTCAATCAACAAGTCAAAGACGATTCAGTTTACTCAGAAGTCATCGCTGAACTTCAAGAAAAGATTTCGTTGAAGAAAAAAGAATACCAGGACATTAATCTTAGATTGGTTGACTTAACCACGACGGCGGTTTTAGAAGGCTGGAAGCCGGGCTTGAAGGTGTCGGTCGAAATGAACGGCGAGAAACAACTCGGCCAAATCATAGGCGTCAACAACGCCGACCGGTCTTACACGGTGTTGCTACAAAACGGCGAAACCCACGACGTCGCGGCGAACACCATCACGCCGCTCGAAGACGCCGCAGAAGAAAGTCTACAAGACATGGAGAAATCGACGAAGAAACTCCAGACGGAGTCGTTGGGGTCGCTCGCCGGTTGGTTGGGCGATAAAAAAAAAGTCTTAGAGACCGAGTCTAGTCAAATCGGGTACGGCGTGAAAGGAAAGTTCGCGTCGCATCGTGACGAGAAAGACAAGAAGGTGGTTAACCCTAACGAAGAAACCAAACCAGAAGACAAAGAAGTCCTTGAAGAAATCGTAGGTAAACTACAAGAAACGCTTAACCAACTCAAAGACGTCGAGAACTTTCTAAAATCGTATCAAAAGATTTCGAGTAAACCAGTCTCGAACGTCATTAATCAAATCAACGCTTACTTAGATTCTATTCAGACAGAAATTTCGGAGATCTAAAATTGTTTGAGAGTTCAAAAACACACCCGTACCGGCTTCGCCGAGACGACTTCAAAAAATACTTCGTTGGTCGCGGCCTGGACGTCGGCGCCGGCGAAGATGTTCTAAAGATTCCGGGCGTCGAGGTGAAGGGTTGGGATCTTCCCGACGGCGACGCTCAGAAACTATCGGGTGTTCGAGACGATGAGTATGATTTTCTTTATTCTTCTCATTGTCTCGAACATCTTGTCGACGTAGAAGAAAGTCTACAGAATTGGTTTAGGGTGGTTCGACCGGCCGGCTGGTTGTATATCGTCGTGCCTGATTATATTCTCTACGAGAAGATGACGTTCCCGTCGCTCTACAACACCGACCATAAAAACACGTTTTCTCTTTCGTTGCCTAGATTCAAGACCGGCCGTGAAAATCATTTCACGAACGTAGAAATTTCTAGAATCGCTGAACGTCACTCAGGCCGACTTCAGCGTTTCTTCTTAGAAGACTTCAATTACAACTATTCTTTAGACTGCCGGCTGGACCAGACAGTGTCTGACGGCCTGGCGCAGTTGGTTTTCATTCTACAGAAAACCCCCTTAAATTAATCACCAGGAGAAGAAAAATGGCGCACTATGTTAAAAACGCGGATCTGACGGCAGAATTAAGAAAATCTAAGGCGGCGGGCGAACTCACACCTACGTGCGTGACGATGTTCCTTAGAATGATAAAAGAGAGTACGAAGATTTTAAAATACCAGAACTACGACGACCGAGAAGATTGTATGTCAGAAGCGATGATGGATATCTTGAAGTACTGGAAGAAGTTTGATCCGGATCATCCTAAAGCCAATGCGTTCGCGTATTTCACTGAGGCGATAAAGAAAGGCATGGCGAAGGGCTGGCGGAAACTTCATCCCATCAAGACCGCTCTCGAGGTTCCTATTTCAAGCCTCGACTTCCTCACCTCGGATTTCTGATTTTTGTCGGTTCCAGTCTTCCAGAATAAGAATTCTAAGATATTCACTAAATCCCATGGGTTTAGTGAATTCTTTTTTTAAAGCACGAATCAGAATGTTCTTTTGCGCTAAGACTTTGACTTCTTTGTCTAGAAGAATCGTGGTGTTGAAAGATCGTTTTCTGATTTCTTGTTTGGCGAGGCGTTCTTCGTCGGTCATAAGATAAAAAGGTTTAGTTTAAAAATGAACACCAAGAATTTTATTGACACTAAGGTGTTTGTGGTTTTCGGCCAGGCGTTGAATAGTGAAGCCGTCGTTGGCGTAGCCTTCTGGCGACGTCCGGGTTTCCCAGACTTCCGAATAAAACAGCCGACGTCTGGCGAAGAATTGTAGAGTATCGACTTTGCCTATCACCGGCTTTCCGCCGTCGAGCACCACCGGCGGAAACCCCAGGTTTTCACGAAGCGGTCCCAGATGTATGATTTCACAAAGCGCGAAATCAAATTCCCAGTGTTCGGGTCTTTCCATTTCTTCTACCAACCGAGAAACGTAATCAGGAAAGACGATGTTGTCGTCGTCTAGAAATCCTAGATACTCGCCGCTCGACTTCGTGAAGCCGTAGTTCCTGGCGGACGCCCCCCAGGTGTTGCCCGTCTTTTCTTCTACATGATGATACCGAACACCATACTCCCACGCCAGAAGTTTAGGCACGACTTCGTCTTCTAGTTGATCCGAGACGATGATGTGTTCGATGTTATGGTAGTCTTGGGCTTTCACCGAAAGAATACATCTGCGTAGAGTGGCTTCGTCTCTTTGAAACGTCGGCGTGATGATACTGACTAATGGTTTCCTCATTCTGTGGTTCTCCTTTTGGTTTTCAACTAAATAGTATTTAGTGGAGAAAAGATAACACAGATAATAAAGATAATTTTATGGGACTCTCTAAGAAGTTCACGCCGGGTTCGAGGTATCTGCAGGGCTGGTTCGCGCCTAAGCATCCCGAGAAATATTTAGGAGACCTAGGGGATATTTTCTTTCGGTCGTCATGGGAGCGGAAATTCATGATCATCTTAGATCTTCATCCTAGGGTTCTGCGGTGGGGGTCTGAGATGGTGAAGATCCGGTATCTTGACGCGTTCGAAGAAAAAGTCAGAAACTACTACGTAGATTTTTATTTTGAGATGTTGCAGGCGAACGGTGAGCTCGTGAAGTTTCTTGTGGAGGTGAAACCTGATGAACAAACCAGACCGCCGAAGCCGCCGCGCGGAAAAGAAACAGAAAAGAAAAAAATGAAATACTTGAATTCTCATAAAATATACATGACTAATCAGCAGAAGTTCGCGGCGGCGAAAGAATTTTGTAAGATCAGAGGTTGGGTGTTTATGGTGGTGACGGAGAAAAATATGAATTTCTAAGTGTTGCAGTCTCCCAGAAAGTTTTTGTCGGGCTACATCGCCAAACACGGTTTTCAGAAAGCGAAAGTCAAAGCGTATCAGTATTATCTTAAAGAATACGCTAATCCTAATTTTGACGACCGACGTTTAGATTTGTTGATTAGGCAGTATAAAGATTTAATACCAGGAATGGTTTATACGTATCGATACAACCCTCTGAATAAATCTTGGTTAGATTTTTACGATAAACGACCTATTATGTTTTTGATTAGTTCAAGAATCGCGTCGACTGGTAATTTAATTCAATTTGGTGTGAACTTAAATTTTATTCCTACCGAGATTTGTGTTAATCTAATAGACGGCGTGGTGAAGACGTATCGACCTATTCTCGAAAAAAACCAAGAGAAGATAGAAAAAGGCCTGGCGAGTAAAGTCAAGCCGTTGTTCACTCCTAACTACGACTACATGAAGGTGTTAGATTATCTCTGGAAGCAGAGCGGCGCGACGGGGTATCAGTTCGCGCTTCGGTCTTATATTTTTCCACGAATGAAAGAAATCAAAACCATTCCTGTGAAAGACTGGGGTTTGATGACGTTGATCGATACTAAAGAAACCGCGAAACTTCCTATCGAGGCGATTCATCAACGATTCTGGGAAGAAAAGATCAAGACGGATAAAGTCGCCACCTACACCAACACGAAATCACATAGAATTAAAAAGAAACCATGAACGAAGAATTAATAAACGAAGGTGGGTTTTTAGATAGAAGCGACAGCGGGTTCGTCAAGAACGTGAAGGGGGTCTTGAAAAGCATTTCTTCGTTAGGAATGCGCTACGACGACCAGGTCATCAAGCAGTCAAGAGCGGTCGGAACCACCGAGGCGATGTTCGCCGTCAACGGTCCTATCCCCGAAGACATCGCAGTCGCGCTTTCTTTGAGCGACATCGGGACCAGAAAAGCCATCGCGTTTTTTGATAAAGAATACAAAGACCGAAGAGGCTTTCTACGAAAATTTGCGATGAACGGCGAAATAGAATTTATTCTTGACACCATCGCCGACGAGACGATAGTCTACAACGATAAAAATCAGTATTGTCAGTTAGACACCTCCGGGCTTAGATCGATTCTATCGGAAGAGAAAAACAAGGAGATGATCGACGAAATAGAATCCTATTTCAATAAAATCTACGTTCATTTTCATTTCAACGACGACGTCTCGGCCTGGCAGTATTTTCGGCAGTTCTTGATAGACGGCTACCTGGCGTTTGAAATCATCTACGATAAAGAAGCCAAGAACATCATTGGGTTTAAAGAACTAGACCCCGCGTCGCTTCGACCGATCGTCAAGAAAGAAGGCGACGTCTGGAAGAAGTTCTGGGTGCAGTACGAAGAGAATCCTTCGTTGAAGCGAGAACTGGCGGATTCGCAGTTGATTTACATCTCCTATTCTAAGAACGCGTTCGCCGGCCGGGCGAGTTACACCGAACGCCTGGTTCGGTCCTTTAATCTTCTTAGAATCATGGAGAACACCCGCATCATCTGGAATCTTATGAACGCCACCTATCGACTGAAGATGGTGGTACCGATAGGAAACAAGTCGCCACAAAAAGCGAAAGAATCGCTGGCGGAACTCCGGGCGATCTATAAAGAAGACATCTATCTTGACTTCGACAGCGGCGAACTTCTCATCAACGGCAAGCCTTCAATGCAGTTTTATAAAAACTACCTCATGCCGTCGAAAGAAGGAGAAAAACCAGAAATAGAAACCGTCGGCGCAGAAGGCCCGGATCTTTCAGACACGTCTATTCTTCAGTATTTTCATGACCGACTTAAAGTTGATTCTAAGATTCCGTTCTCGAGATTTGATCGTTCACAAAACGGCGGCACCATTGTATTCACCGCAGAAGGCATCGACCGAGAAGAAATCCGGTTCTTCAAGTTCATTAACCGGCTTCGGTCTATCTATCAAGAGATTATTCTTAAACCTCTTTGGATTCAAATCTGTCTTAAGTATCCCGACTTAGAAAAAGACGAGTTGTTTAGATCTAATCTGGCGATTAGTTATCATAAAGACAACCTCTTCGAGAAGATGAAAGAACAGGAAATCATCTTAAAAGTCATGGATCTGATAGAACGTCTAAAAGGCTACACCAAAGACGACGGTTCGTCGCCCTACTTTTCTTCGCGCTGGCTGATAGAAAAATACCTAAACTTCGATAAAGCCGACCGAACCAACAACGAAGACTACATGAAAAAAGACCAGGCGGCACAAGGCGACGCCAACAACGATTCACCATTCTAAGAAATCACTTATAATTTTCATATTAATTTTCAGGAGTCACCAAAATGGCTAAAACCAAACCCAAAGAAATCAAATCACCCGATGAAGTAGATTCTTCTGTCGTCACTCCCGACGTCATGGAGAAAGCGTCTGTCGAGTCGACGGTGATCGAACGAAAACAAGATGTTCTTGAAACCGCACCAGTCGTCGAAAGAAAAGACGAGGATCTTGATCCTCCGGTCGAACCCGAAGAAATCACACAACTCTATCAAGACCCTTCGGAACTGAATATTCTTCATGAAAACCTGCCTATCAATCGACCAGAAAATCAAACCTCCGGCACGCCGTGGGGATACGAGTATTTCGAGAAACACCTCGTCTATCAAGACGGCCGGCCCGGCGTGATGCGTTCATCGACTTGGGTTGGTATAGATTTCCCACCTCATAAATTCAAGCCAGACGATTGGGTAGAGATGTCGGGTACACCTAACGTTAAGTTTCAGATTAAGACCCGCGCAGGTTGGAGTATGCACGGAGAACCAATATACTCTATTCGGTCGGTGAGCGACGCGGCGGATCTTCAATTTCCGATTGTGATGGAGCGTCACCTAAAGTCCACGTATCGACTTTCAGGATTTTCTAGATGAGAAGAGAAGATTTTCCGATAGATTTTTCGGGACTAGTCTTCGACGAAGCGCGTCATGTTTATACAGTGAACGGGGAGGTCTACGAGAGTGTGACCTCCCTGCTCGCCAGAGAGGCCGACTTTCGAGAAGACACGGTGATTGATAAAATCATTAGAATGCCGAACTCGGTTTATTATAACGCGTCGCCGGCGGAGATTAAAGAATACTGGCGGTTTACGGCGGAGCGAGGAACGGAGTATCATTCTACTGTAGAAAAATGGCTGACGGGCGAAACCAAGCGTCACCAACATCAGAACTGGTTTCTGGCGAACGGAATCTCGCCGGTCGATACCTTCACGGAGATTAGAGTCTACTCGACGACGCTGAAGATTTCCGGCACGATTGATTTAGTGAAGATCGACCATAAAGAAAAAACCATCGTCGTCTCGGATCTTAAGACGTCGCGAAAAATAGACGAAAAAAAGTTTCTGAGTTTCAATAAACAGGTTTTGTATTATTGTTGGGTATTGAAGTTTAGGCTCGCCGAAACCAAGTCGTCGCTTTCTGAGTACACCATCCGGCCCGGCGGAATTATTCATGTCCAGCCGGCGAATGATTTTCTACAAAACCGACACTCGGCGGAAATGCGAACACCAACATTTATACCCCTAGGTAATACAATCATAGAAGAATTAGTTATAGAAGAGATTATAGAAAGATTAAAATGACGAAACAAGAATTTCATGAAACCTACGGTTCGCCGTGTCTGAGGATAGATTATCTGGCCTGGCAGTTAGACCAACCAGAAGTCGTAGAGGTGGTCGACGGCCTGATTCGTTTCTTGCCGGCGGCGGCGGAGACTTCTAATTTGATGTTTCTTGAAGAACGTCGGGCGATTCTAGAAGTCGTTCATCTAATCGTGAGTCTAGTCGACGACTACGATTCGTTAGACACGCCGCTACGACTACGCTATAAAACCAAATTCAACGAAGAAAATCAATGCTATGAATTTGCGTCGATGGAAGAATTAGACGAACTCGAAGACTTCTATCGTCAACTCTACGCAGAAAAAAGTCTTTTGTCCGCCTGGGCGAAGTTTCGAGACACCTATCCTAAAGACACACCGTTTTTGATTGAACCCGTCAACGGCATCGACACACTGTTTCTTTTTGACGAAGAAATCGCGAAAGAATTTGATTACTTTGTTTGGTTAAAAACAGAAGAACCGTATATTCAATATTTTAAGGAAAGATTAGCGTGAGTGTAATTAACCAACTATTAACAGAACGGCTTCGTCCCAAGAATCTTAGTAGTATTATTCTTCTTGATCGAGTTCGGAAATCGTTAGGCGACGGCCGGCTTGGTCAGAATATTCTTTTGTGCGGCAACGCCGGAATAGGAAAAACTTCTCTGGCGTGGGTGCTTTGCGGAAAATACCTGCCGATAGACGATCCTGGTCGGCATCCTTATAAGTACATCAATGCGTCTTCTGATAGAGGAATAGAAACGGTAAGAAACGACATCGTCGAGTTTTGTTCTGTTAGAAGCATATCTTCTTCTAACGACGACGTCAAGTTTGTTATCTTAGATGAAATCGACGGCGCGAACGACGCGTTCTTTAAGGCGTTGAGGGCGACGATGGAGAAGTTTTCTTATGTTCGGTTTATCGCCACCTGTAATTATCTGAGTAAAATCCCGGACCCTATTCAGTCGAGGTTTCTGGTGCTTGAACTAGAACCTAAAGACAAGAAAGAAGAAGAAGAACTTCAAGGCCTCTACAAGAAAAGAATCTCTAAGATCACAGAGAAGTTAGGCATGGTCTGGGAGGCCGGCGCGTTAGACGAATTCGTGAATCGAAATTTTCCGGATCTTCGGTCTATCGTCAATAAACTCCAGAACTTTCAGACACGAAACCTTACAGAAATCTCCGTCGAAGAAGTCAAGGCGAGTACGTATCTTTTCTTAGACGTCTTTGAGTTGGTGGTCGACGCTAATAAAGCACCAGAAGACAACTACCAGTTTCTTCTTACGAACTACAAAGACAAAGTCGAAGAAGTTCTTTCGTCGCTCGCCACCGGTTTTCCGAGTTGGTTGCGTGAAAATCATCCTAAGTATCTTTCTAAGTTAGGCCAAATCATCATCGTCATCGCTCAACATCAACAAATGAGAAATCAGATCATCGACGCAGAACTGGCGATGCTTTCTTGTGTCTATCAATTACAACACCATATTCGAGGTGGTAAATGATTCATACACCAATCCCGTTGAAGTTATTTAAAATCGAGGGCTGGGCGAAAAACCTGCCGGTTCATCTTTATTCGTGTCGTTACGTCGTCGCGTACTCACACGACGACGCCGTG